TCGTTTCCTTCAGCCGCTCCATCAAATACAATGGCAAAATCTCTGACAACTCTTTCCCTAAAGTGTAAAAAAAAACCAATGCACTTTGCACTTGTTCTGCTGACATCTTTTTCATTTCTTCCGTCCTTAGCCGTATGTTTCCATCATAAGCATCAATAATATAAACGTCATTCTTCTTTTCTTTTATCGGTCTGTAAAGAACAGCGCATAATTCTGCTAAATGGTTTTCTATTCCGTTCTTTATAAAAGTTTCTAAGTCTGCATACTCCCCTAATGTTATACTGTCCAAATCAGGGTGAAAGCCGTACTCAATACCATCTATTTCAATTATCCTTTTTAGCTTTGTATCTTGCTCTTGTTGTAGATCTGCAATCCTGCTCATTATTACTGCTACATCTGACAAAGCTAATTCCTTTACTAACTGCTTAGGAATGTTAGATAAAGCTGCTATTGTTTCTGTTGCTTCTTCAGTCTTAGTACCTGTTTCAAAATCAATAAGTTGCAACCACTTCTCCAAACTAACTTCTTCCCAACTACTAATAAGTTTAAACTCTTTTACCTTACCTTCCTTTTTAACTTTTACTTTCATCTAATATATAATAGAAATTAATTGATTTTAGTTTAAAATGTTATCTTTGCCCTGTTTTCATAAACTTGTGGGGTTAGCGGCTTAGGTCGCTTTCTCTTTTTATTGCACATAATACTTCCCTGCGTTTGGATTGTCTAAGTGGTAAATAACATTATACCTTACACCATCTATTGCGTGATTATAGTTATCTACATAAAGCTTAGAACCTTTGTCAGCGTATATGTAATTGTTCAGCTCTTTAGCTATGTTCGTGCTTTCAGGAGTTATAACAAGTTCATAGTCTTGCATACGAGTTATACCACTTTCAATAGTTCCTTTTTTTACAGGCTTGATGTTTACTCCTAAATGTCTAAGGTCTGCAATTAGTCTTGGTTCTGCACTATCTGCTATGATAAGTTTATTATCTACTTTATCTAATATGATTTGAGCCAACTCATTTGACTTCAATCCATTCTTGTAGATATGTTCTTTTAAATATATCTTACGTTTCCTTTTGTCAATAGCTACTTCAGTAAGACTGTCAGGATCAACTGAGAAACCAAAGTCCATTCCGCATGAAGTTTGTAAGCCATCAGGGTTAAATTCTCCTATACTCCAATTCTCAAAGACTACACCTTCTGCCTTATCTAACCAACCTCCTAAGATTTTGTGCTGATACTTTTTAAAGTTTCTATGCTTTATAGTCTTAATACGCTCTAGGAAGCTCTGTGAGAGGTTTTCTTTGTTGTCTAGGTATGTACTATGGATATAGCATACATTGTCTCTAACGCCATTAAAACCTGCTGAAACTCCTTTGTCTTCAAAGAAGCGTTTGTATATCCAATGTTCTTTAGTTACAGGATTGAGTATAAGTATAATTCTATTCTGTATTCCTTTTTCTCTAATACTTAAATCTATAGTGTCAAATATATCCTCGTCTATTAATTCTTCAGCCTCATCAAGCACCCAAGTTGAAATTCCTTGTAATGACTTTAGACTTGCTGTTTGATTTCCTGCTGATGTCTTAATACCTCTAAATAGAATGTCTGACTTGTTTCCTAAGTTTACAACCTCAGCTTTATTTACACTAAAGATGTTTTCAAATCCTAAAAGACTAATTTTTTCTAAAAACTCAGGAATGATAGATAGATGAGCTGATACCATTGTAAATCTTGTAAACAATACTCTTATGTTCTTAGACATAGTGAGTAAAGTCAAAAAGACTGTAACAGCAAAAGACTTTCCTGAACCCCTACCACCTGTAATTATAAAGTATCTAGCGTCCGACTTGAATAAAGGGTTATATTTATTACTCAGTATCAGTTTCTACAAATGTTATTAAAGGCATATTAATACTGTCATCATTTGTTGTAACATCTACCCTTTGTTGAGGTTTACCATAAAAGTATTCAAAGAACAGTTTAACCGCCCATTGTTCTTTTTTATCAATACCATTCTCTAAAGACTTTAAAGCCTTCTCGTTCATTGGTGTTAAGTTCTCTATTAACTTTTGTTCTGCTGCTTTGCTTTTGCGTCCTGCACCTTTCCTTGCGCCGCCATTGTTTATTCGTTTATCCATAATTGAAATAGATTGATTATTCAATCCGTATTATATAATAGAAATTACTCGTATTCATTTGGAAGCATAAGCCTTATGCCTAAGTCAGTTAAAGCCCATACTCTTATTTGTTCTGTGTATTGCTCAAATTGTTTAGTGTTTAAAGCTGTTGTACTTCCTATTTTATTTATTGCTATTTGATTATCGTTAAAACTTATCATTTCATATTCAGATAAGAACTTAGCTCTTAAAACATCGTGCATTTCATTAGGAAAATATCCTAGTTCTTCTGCTAGTCCTTGTACGATACATTTCCAATAGTAACTGTTCTGCATATTGCTTCTTGTGTTTCTTTGTTTCTTTACACTTACTATGTAGTCGTTCTCTAATTCTTTAAGGTAACTGAATAGGCTTTGCTTGTCTCTCTTGTCTTTTATTACAAACTTCATAGACTAGCCATTCTTCTAGCAAAACTGTTTTCTAGTTTATCTTTTAAGTGCTTAGTCATTATGTTTCTTATCCTTCTGTGTGATACATTAAAGATTTCTTCCATTTCTTTAGATGTATTTGCTTCAGGGTTATTGTAAAAATATTCAATAACTTTATTTTCTAATACCTTTGGTTCTTTTACTATTCTTTTATTTTTCATTTAGTAGTCTTCATTTATTCCTCTTGTTCCTATTAGTTTCTCTTTTGCTCCTGCCCATAGCTTATCCCTTTGTTTACTTAAACTAGGTTCTGTTCTTTTAAGAGTAGGCATACCGTCAGTTGGTTTGCTATCCATATACTTACCACAACTGCATAGTGCTTCTTTAGTTACCCATTTACCATCTCTTAGGACTATTGTAGCCTTTCCTATTTCCATTGTCTTACCACATTCGCAACTATATAGTGTCATTGTGTATTCTTTCTAATTCAAAGTGTAAATGGTTTATTGCTTTTCTAATATCTTCAACTCCTCCGTCATTATGTTTGTTCTTACTTCTCAAAAGGTAAGTTACTGCTGTTCCGATATTGTAAGTTAAATCAAAGTTGCTTACTACATCTTTAGCCATATAGCCGTTCTTTCCTTTATAATATTCAGGTATTTTATTATCTTTCATTTATTCTATCGTTTTCTAGTCCTCCTGTTAATGTTTCTACTTTATCAATTCTGTACTTTATCTTGTTGTTTCTTTTGGATCTAATCCTGCTTTCTATTATACTCATTAACGTAAGTACAAAAATTACAAATAATAAAAAGCACCCTATTAGTTTTAATGTCATCATTTGCTTAAAAGTTTTAAAAGTTGGTGCGGTGTATATATTCTACTATCTCCATCATAATTATCATATATCATTGTAAAGTTGTCATTCTCCCAAGTCCAAAGACTTTTGACATTCTTTTTAATATGGTTTTTTAATATCCATTTAATTGTTTTGTAAGTTCTTTTCATATCTATTGTTTTAAGTATTGTCTTATTCTGCTTTCACTTAACTTATACTTCTTAGCAAGTTCCTTTACGCTTTTACCTTTACTATATAAATACTGACAATGTTTAGCCCTTCCTAAAATCTCATCACTTTTTATGTCTGTCCATTTATTATCTTTACTGTTGTAATTTTTCATCTTGTTTAAGTTTTAAATACGCTAAGGGTTCAGAAAAAAATAAGAAAATAACCGCATTTTTATTTAAGTTAAGTTTAGCCCTTAGCATATTCATTATATAGTTTTTTTATTCCATCAAAGCAAGTTGATATACAAGAACCACAATTCGTTCTAGGACTGTAGTTAGTATTGTATATTGTATTATAAGTTTCAATCATTCTTTTTTTAGCTGCTTGGTCTTTTGCTCTACCTGTTTTTAAGTCTTTCCACATATCTAAAATCTCATCTACTATTTCCTGTGGTAAAGTTTCAGGAGCTTCTATCTCAGTTGTCTTTTCCCATTTCTTTTGACTGCATCCCATTGGTGCAAGTCTAGCTTTTATCTTCATAAAACATCCGCAGTCTTTGCAAGTTCCTGTAGGTTTAAAATAATATACACAATCCCTACAGATAGCTATTCTATCTTCATAGACTTCATTAGGTACAAAAAACTTATTCATTCAACTCCTTTTTAAGTATCTCTCTTACTTTATCTATTGTAGTAAAAAGACTGTTTCTGCTTATTCCTGTCTTACTCGCTAGACTATCTAAAGTTTCACCTGAGTAGTAAAGCTCAAATACTTTTTTATCGTACCAACTTTGTTTATCTAAAACTTTGTCTATTTCTTCTAGCTTAGTCCATTTGTATTCTTCTATTACTTCAGGTATATTATATATACTTCTAGTGTGTCCTTCAGTAACATTTGTATCATAATAGTTATGTATATGCGTGTAGTATTTATTATACTTATAATAAAATGGACTTCTTGCACTTGTTAAAGCTCTTCTTAATATTATTGCACCGTATCTAATTAACCCTTCTTGTCCGTCTTTTTCATAAATACCTTTAAGTGTTTCAGGGTTCATCTGTAAGTAGTAAAGCATAAGCTCCTGTACACTGTCATTGATAGCTTCTTCATCTTGCGTAAGTCCGTAACACATTTCTCTAAACTTAGAACTCAGATTTGATATTTCCTGATAGATTTTATTCATACTCTACTTTTAGGTTGTCAATCTTATTTGCAACCTCGTGTACTAATTCCTCTAAAATTACTCTATAACTTCTGATGATAGTTGAGTTTCCTTTAGTTTCTACACCTGCTAAAAAACCATTTGTCGCTACTGATAAGTTGATAGGTATAATCATTAACCAATCATAAAAGTTATTTCCTTTCGCTTTTGTTCCGTATTCATTATGATATTCTACAACAGTATCTACTACGTCTAAATAATTATTGTATTTTGATTTTGTGCTTACGTCTTTTGAGAACTCCTTACACATCATTAAATAGGTTTCAATTATTTGCTTGTGCTGCTCACTTGCATAAATCGGTTCTATCATACGCCAAAGATAAAAAAATTGTTACTCAATTCCTTTTTCTTTTTTTAACTTATCAACAAGTGATTTGTAATAACTTATCTTTTCTTCATATTCAACACGACTTATCTTTAAAGTTGTTCTAGCTAAGTATTGTAATTCTTCAGCTTTGCCTTCTCCATACTTCCCATCTAAAGCAAGACTGAATTTGTACTGTTCACCCCAAGCATAGACATTGCACTTAACACATTGTACTTGACAATTCTCCTCATCAAATCTTGTAGACAAATGTTTCCTGCTTTGAAAGTGTCCGTTTTGCATACCATCTTTATAGTGTCTGACTATTCCACAAGTAAAGCATTGACACATTCCGTATTCGTTAGCTTCCCTAAGTCTTATGTAAAGACTGAACCACTTGTCAAGTTCCTTTTTTAATTTACTGACTGTCTTTTTCATATTTTAATTTGCTTTACAGAAGCAATCACTTTCTTTGTCTAGTGTTGCATCAAAAAGTCCTGCTTGAGTTTTACTTAATTCATATTGATCTTGTATAGTTCTAAAAGGGTGTTGTGCTTTTTCAATTAATTGTTCAATACTTAAATTTGTTCTTAAATCAAATCTAGGTATTTTTTCGGTTGTGTACTTATTTTCCATATCTAACCACCATTCAGCAATACTAGGGTTTTCTTTTATTAGTGTTAGTCTTTTTCTTACTGACTTTTTAAAACACAAATCACAATTTCCTTCATAATCTTTAAGTTGCAAATCAAAACATTGTCTATCCCACCAATCACGAATGAACATAGCATCTACTTTTAAATCATCACACAAAGGGTATATAACATTTTGTTCTTCTGCAAAGTTGCTTTTACGGTGTCTTTCATCAAACCTTATACCCATAGCAGTAACCACTTCATCAAAACCTAAATCTTTTACATATTTATTTATTGGTGATAACTTTAATTCTCTTGTACAATTACTTGCAAAATTATTTGGCATAGCATATTTATCTAACATATCCTTAAACGGCTCACCATTTCTACTTGCAGTTTTAAAATCAACAACCTTATAAGTAGTGCCAACACCTCTTTCTTTATTTACTACCGCTTCTAACCATACTAAGTTTAAGTTAAATTCTTTGTCGCATTTATCTAAGAACTCTAAAGTTTCTTCTTTTTCTTTTCCTGTATTTGCGAATATAAAAACTTTCTGATAATCTTTGTATTTTGGCATTTCCTGTAATAATCTACCCATAAAAGCAGAAGTTCGTCCACCACTAAAAGTGCATACTAATAATTTTTTATTCATAATTTTATTAGGTTTTTAATTAATACTTTTATCAGCATTTCTTGGTCAAAGGTGCTTCCTTCTCTTACTGCTCTACCGCCATAATAAAAGATACCCTTCAAGTTGTTTATTCTTTCATAGACAATAGCATTATTAAAAGCCCATATAATTGCTACAGGTTTGCCGCTATTGACTTGAAGCTGTTGAGCTCTGACTATTTTACGCATTGCTACAATAACATCTTGTCCGTCCTCTATATTCTTATGAACTCCTTTTACTTCAGCAAACCCTGTTATCTTTCCTTTGTTATAAAGTACTGCATCAATGTGAGCATATTCTTGATGTGATCCATAAGTCAAATTAAAGTGTTTACAGAATTGTTTTAAGGCTTTGTTCTGTCTTTCTCTATGTGCTTTTCTTTCAAATTTCATAAAGACAATAATATTTCTTTACATAATTCATAAGGTACTATACTTCTTTCAAAATTATCTTTTTTACCCTGTGTGCCTTTACCTAAAGCTCCACTCTCTTTTTTAGCTGCATATCCTCTTGGTTGTTTATCGTGATGACATTTGACATTTCCATTAAAACATTCTTGTCTAGATTGCCAACCTTCTGTATTAAATAAAGAATAAATATGATTGCTCCAAATGTCAGTGGGTTTAGCTGAAGTATCACCATAACGACAATACCATACTGTAGTTCTAGGAATACCTTTCATAAAAAACATCTTACGCATATATCCTCTAGGGTTTTCAATAAAATATTTGCAATCAAATTCTTTAATTAACTTTAATGTATTTATAACCAATCTATCACTTTTTGCAGCAAATTCTGTTTTAGGTTTACCCATATCTCTATGATGTCCGATTGCTGCAATAGAATAAGTTGTACAGGGTGGTGAAGCCCAAATTACATCAGGAATAAAAGGTATGTCTTTTTTAGTTAAAAATTCAATATCCTTTACTAGATTTATACCTTCAAAATTATTTATATCAACTGAAAATACTTCATAGCCTAATTCATCAGCTACCTTCCCTATTGACCTACTGCCTGCAAATAATTCCAATACTTTCATATTTCATCTTCAAACTTAGTACAAAAATAAGCTTCTAAAATACAAAGTACAATTATTATTCCCCATATGATTGTTAATATCTTCATTTAATAAAGGTAATTTTCTACACATTCATGTCTAAAACCAAAATCTTCATTTATTTCTTCTAACTGTTTTCCTGTCATTGGAATTCCATCATAATCAGCTCCTGATATAAAAGCGTCTGTAAAGTCAGGGTAATCCCATGGATGAACATCTTCCATCTCAATATTATCAATTTTGTTGTAGTCCATTTTTAATATTTCTTCTATTACTTTATCTACTTCTTCAATGTTTGATAGTTCGTTTTTTTTCATTTTAATAGTTTTATTTTAATAATTTAGGTTCAGGCCTGTAATGGGGTACAGCTTTGGGGTTTTCTCCTCTATCAACTCTTGCCCTAGCTTCCCATACTAAGTCTTTATGTTTTCTAAGCCACTTCATGTAAGTAGGAACGGTTAAGTGTATAAAGTCATTTGTAATAGGACTTCGTACACCTAAATTAAAAGCTTTCTGTGCATCTTCAAAGTAAAAGTTCTTATACATTCTAGCTAAGTCAGCAGCTAAACTTGTAGCCATTATTTCAATAGTTTCTTCTTCTACATTATTTTGACCTAACTCTATGTAAGTCTTACTTACTAAATCAACTGAAGATAATAATAAATCTTCTTTTGACATTGTTTTAATTAATCTCATTCTCAAATTGTTTTTTTAGTTTTTCTTTTACATTTAAATTCTTTTGTAGGTGCTGATGAATTTTAGACATTGTTTTAGGTTTTGGCTTATCCCATTTCTTTTGATTGTTTGCCCAAGTCTTCAGTCTTCTTTTTGTTTCCCAAGTTTTGTTTAATTCATATTTCATTTTAGTATTAGACTTGTTAGGTTCTGTCCAATAATCTATAAAGCCATTTAAAATAATTTCATCATAATCAAAAGACAAAACCTCAAAAACAAATTTGTCACGCCTATTAGATATATTATTGTTATTGTTATTATTATTGTTATTCTTATTAATAGTTTGCGTTTTTTTAACAACTAGTTTTGCACTTTCTTCACAACTAGTATTTAAATAACTTAACAACTTGTTTTCAATTATTTTAAAGTGTTGCTTTGCAGGAATACCTACTACTTTAGTTTCTATTATTCCTAATTCTTTTAAGCTCTTAATTGCTTTTCTTTGTTGATGTGATGTTAAACAAGTATCATCTTCTATATTCTTAGCAGTATTAAAAAACCACCCATCAGTCATTCCGTTGGCTATAAAGTATTCTTCTTTGCTAATTAGGTCAGCAAGCAGGACTGCACCCTTCAATCCCACCTGCTTCGCTAATTGCTTGTTCACTATTAAAAATGCTGAACTACTTAGTAAATGTTTCATATAACTTCTATTTCGTGTTGGTAATTTTGAAGTGCTAACTTACATAATTCTAACTGATTGTAAAAATCTTTGTAAGAAACTTTTATATCAGTTCCAAATTTACCTGAAACAATACGGATAGTAGTTTGATGTGTTCTGCTGTCGTGTATTCCGTTTTTCCTCAAGTGTTCCTGTAAATTATACAAGTCAATGAAAGTCAATTTAGCGTCTTTTATTTCAGCGTAAGCATTATACACTTTGTTAAATGTATCTCTGTACAAAGGAAAAGAAGCATAGTTAGCTGAGTGACATCTTTCATAATGATTTACGCTTGTTCTGTTTCTATCCAATACTTTAGCAATTACTTCCCTGTGGGTTTCATCTTCTAGTCTTGCAACCATAGCTGCTACCATTCTAGGCACTTGGTATTCTGTCTTTCTGCTTTTTAAAGCTAAAGAACCTTTAGGCAACCCTACTAAATTTGTAGTAAGGTCGCAAAGGATTTTAAAGTTATTTTCTGAATTCATCTTAGAAAGGCATATCTTCTTCTCCATTCGTTATCTTGTCTGAAGATTTGTTACTTTGATTAGTGAAAAAGTAGCCGTCTATATTATGGAAATATCTTCCGTTATATTCTCTTGAATAAACATTACAAAGTACTGATACGTCCATTCCTACTTCTAGCCTGTTCATTTGTTCCAATTTATCTCCAAAGGCACTAACACATATTTCATTATTAAACTCTCCACCTGTGTCAATTAAGATAGATTGCTTCTTCCATTCTTTACCTGCTTTAGATACTCCTGTTTCTAATTCAAGTTTCTTTACTAGTTTTCCTGTTACTTCCATTTTTTAATTATTTATTAGTTGATTAATTTGATTTATTTTTTGTCTTGCTTCAATGATTTGTAATTTTAAATCTACATTGTTTTGCCTTACTCTTTCATTTTCTTTCTTTAACCTTTCTATTTTTTCATTTTTATTTAAAGGTGTGTTTATGCTGTTTTTAGGTATATGATTTTTCATAACTTATTATTTAATTAGTAAAAAAAGAGGTGGAATTTATCCTTACAAAGTATAACCGCCGAGTTAATAATTATTAAGATATTAACCACCTCTCTATGTTATTTTCTTTTAAAGTCTTCTGCTTCGTCTTCTCCAAATACTCCTCCAAGCTCATAGAACCCTGTAAGTTTCAGAACTCCTCTTGACATAGCTCTCTTCTCCGCCATCTCTAAGACATACCAAGTGTTACAGTTTCCATCTTTGTAGCCTTCCCCTTTAAGTGCTGAGCCAAATGTTTCTATCACAACTTCTGAATTGGCTGCTCTACATTTAACGGCTGCAAAATTAGCTTCACATTTTATAACATCAAATTGTAAACTAATATCTTCTAAAGCTGCAATCTTTTCAATACCACTTCTTGTGATAATGATGTAGTGCTGATGTTTAAAGACGTCATCTTTGGTTAGGTTGTACTTAATGTACAATTCTTTTAGTGCTTCTGTTTTCATATATTCTACCTTTGTTAATTGGCTAGGATTTTCGCCTGTTAATAATTTCGTTAAAAATACTAAACTAAATTGATTATAGTGGGTAACCTGTCGTTATTTTCATAGTGTTTTTTATAGATTGGTTTTAGTTCCACATCCCAACAGTCTTTCTGTTGCCAACCTTTAGTCTTGAGCATTTCACAAAACTTCCTGTAGCATTGTAAAGCAGTTCCTATAACAACAACTGAACGGCTGTTATAAGCTAAGTCATTACTACCTGATCTTGTTACCATAGCAGGAATGAAATCAGGTTTTAACAACCATTCTTCAGCTATTACTTTAGTGTCATCTATTGGCTTACCTGTTATGAAAGATATTTTAGGCTCGCTGTAATCTACATAAGTAGAGTGTTCTAAATATTCTGCGTCTAGTCTTGTCATCTTAATTGTTTTGAATGTAAATTAAAGTGCCTAAGATTGAAGCACCTACTACACAAGAGTGAGCTAACACATCCAACATCTTGTTTATTCTTTCAGTCCTCTCTTGAGTTAGATTGTAGACGTCATACTTACATTGACCTTCTTTATCAAAGCGACCGTTTATCTTAAAGAATGTTTCTTTTTGCTTTTCATTTAGGAATACAGTCACCCCTGTGGTTTTGTTTACGATTTTAAAGTTTTCCATTTCTTGATTTATTTAATTAATTTAATTTTGACAGGGCAAAAATAAAACCTTTTTTTTAATTAACAAAGTTTTTAACTAAGTTTTTAACTAAAAAGATTAAAAAAAGTTATCCCTTATCTAGTAAATGATACTAAAATAAATTTAAAAAAAGATTGAAATAAGTTAAAAAAGAGGTTAAAAAAGAGGTTAAAAACCTATATTGAGAAATACAAAACTATTAAAATAAGCGCAAAATAAAATAAACTTAGCTTAGTTGAGTTTGTTAATTGCATTATAAAGGCATTAAAAGGTTTAGTGGAGTTTGACCGTTATTTAGTATAACTGCACAGCCAACAGCAGGTCTTTTACCATATTTAGCGTAAGCCATTGCATAAGATTTGTGATTGATACCACAACCGACTTGAGTTCCATATACTCTGAACTTTTTACCTACATAATGTTCTGTATAGCATTGCGTATGTAAATGTCCTTGTACGGTGTTCATCATATCAGCTCTGCACTTTGTCCTAGCCGTACCCCCTTCTCCATGAATATATTGTACTCCATCTGCTTCGTATCGTTCTACAAAGTTCCAATCAGGAGTTTCTAATACTTCTTTAAAGGACTTAATCCATTTAGAAGGTATTGAGGAGGTTTGAGCTTTACGCATTATAATCCTGTCGTGGTTTCCGATAATTACAGTAGCCATAGGGAAAGCGTCACGCCAACGCCCTATTTTCTTAATAGCTAATTCTAGTTCATCTAAGCCACCCATTCCATCAGCTGAAGCTTCGTGGTAGCTTGAGTAGTGATTGTCTATTACATCGCCTATAAATACAACCTCTGTGCAATTATAAGCATAGTATTGTTCTATGCAGAAGTCTAAGTAGCCATCTAAACAGAACGGTTCATGCAAGTCACCGATAACTAGAACATTTCTAGTCTCGGCTTCTCGCATCTTTTCTAGCGCCACAATTTCATGCGGCTTTAATCTATATCTGTTACTTCCTCTTTGCAACGTCTGCTATTCCCTGACCTACAATTAATGTTAAGATTGCGTAGTATAAATCTTTTGCAGTTGTTTCATCAACTCCTAAGTAAGTTACTAAAGCAGGTACAACTACAGAACTTACTGCATACCAAAACTTCTTACTCTTAATCATTTGCCCGATCAAGTACTTCTCTAAAAACTTTTTCATAACTATTTATTTTTGATTATTAAATTAATATTTTCTCCGCCCAAATTTAGTATTTCTTTGATTAGCAAGTCCATAGCTAATCGAGAGTTTTCAACAACGTCTTGTTCACGACCGTTCCCTACTAGAATACAGCCGCTTGTATCTTTAGCTGTGTTACCTCTGTGAAATAATATCCAATCCCTATTAGGAACGTCCTGAACTAATAAGTGTAAGTAATCTCTTGTTGCACTTTCTCTTGGCAGTCTTAGTCTTACTTTATATTGTCCTACAGGAATACAGCTTATGTTTCTTTCGTTATTAATATAAGGATTTTCTAAGGTGTCACAAAAACTTTCACCATTGATATGCAAACGACCAATAGTACTTTCTTTTGTAAAAGTATCTCTTATTATTAAAAGATTAACGCCCTTGACCTCTGTAGGCTTTTTTAAAGCCGTTCTGTCCTTTACTTGCGTTTTTGGAGTGTACTCCCTTTCGTTTCTTTTTAACGCTCTTAAAAGCGCTTGTAATAACTTTACGAGCCATCTATTTAGATTTTTCAAATTGAATGAATTTATATATAGTAAAACTTATCGCTAGTATTAAAGAAACTAGCGTTAGTATTTCGTTACAATCAGTTATGCTGAACCCTATTGCTGATGCGTTAGCTAACCCTACTTGTAGAGTGTCTTTTGCTCCTGTCATTGTTTTTTGTTTTTTTATCTAAGTAGGTCTTTAACTTAGTAACATTTATAGTTTTAGGTTTATAGTATTTTTTCATTATGAGTAATCAGAAGCGTTTAAAAAGTTTCTCAATGTAAGTTCAGTTCCCTGTCGCATTGGTCTTTCAAGGTTCATTCCATTATAGTAAGCGTTTTGATCAGGACTAATGTCTGCACCTGAGTTAGTGTTATATTCAGGGAAAAGAGTTATATTGTTAGTGATGTACTTAATCATTCTTTCTGTAAAGTATTCAGCATTGTTCCTTACTTCTTCTCTAAGATGTTGAGCTTCTTCTGTGCTTAAAGCGTTTCCTGTTTCTGATGTCTTAGAATAGATGTTACCGTTTTCAGTTTTAAAGCGTAAGTAAGGAATGCACATATGAAATGCCCATGATGGAAGGCAGTCTCCAATAAATTCATCTACTAAAGTCTTGTAAGCTTCGTTTCCTACATTACCTATTGTTCCTGCTGTAATTAAACTTTCTAATTTTTCGTAAAGTGTTGTTCCTAATTTTGGCTCAATATAAATACGCTGTGCCTGTAATACATAAGGTAACAAGATTTGAGGGTCTACATTTAAGTTGATTGCTGTACTGTCTTTAAGCTTCTGTTCTGATATGAATAATACGTATGCCATTATTTTACATTTTTATATTTAGCAATCAATTCAGGGTTCACAAAGCCATGGTTTGGCATATCGTGAGGAGCAACTGAAACTTCTTTTGCGTTTCTCGGTAATTTTACACCCCTACTTTTTGCTTCTGTTGATGTTATTATTTTGTCTGAATTTTTTGGTCTTTTACCTTCTTGTACTAGTATAATTCTAAACCACTTATGCTTGCATAGTGCGCCGCCTTTCCACTTCCAAATTGAGTAAGTATTTGCACCGCCTTTACCCCAACCCGGATTTACAGCCCTTCTACCCATAGCAATGATATCCTCTTTACGGTATATCTTATTTGCGCTTGTCATTTTTCTACAGAAATCTCTTTCGCCTACTATGCTTCCAACATATCTGTAACGAACTCTGTAAATATCATCTACATATTCAGTTTGTTTACTCTTTTGGTCTTGTCCTGACTTCCTGTTTGGGTAAGCTGAACCTGTACTAGCAAATTCGTAATACTCAGAATGTAATTCAGATTGAAAGTCAAAGTCCTCTATTTCATCTTCTGCTTCTTCTTCTGAAATTATTTCGTAACCTTCAGGAATGTCTTCTCCAAATTCTTCAATAAAACTTTCTAGCTCTGTTTTTTCTGAGCAATCACACTTTTTTAAGTCAGTTGCTTCAGAATGGTCTTTACAAGCCATATAAACGGTCTGACCTTCTAGTTCGTGTTCGTGATACCCTTCACAACCTATTGTCTTAGCGTGTGCTTCAGCTTCTTCTATTGTAGTAAAAACAGGCTGTCCGTCTATCATTCCTGCCTTAGAAAGCTTTACATCTTGTTCTACTGTATCTTCTTCTCCTAAAGGTTCAAGCCCTAAGTCAGCTCTTATCTCATCAATCGTCATAACTTCTCTAATAGTCTTACTATCAAATTGAACTGTTATTGGTTTTAATTGTACAAACTCAACAGGCAAGTCTATATTGTTTACTGAGAATATAGTTTGTAAAGTGTTTAAGATGTTAAGTTGAAAACCTCTTACTACTGTATTTTGATAGAAATTAGCTGCATTTATAAGTTCATCAGCATTACTAGAAAATCCGTTATTTGTATCAATTCCCATTAAAGTCTTAGATGTAATTCTATGTGCTGCACAAATATTAGAAACTAAAAGCTCTTGTAAAGCTAAATATTGTTTATCTGCATCAGAAACGCTTATAGGAGTTATTTCAGGTGTTCTAGTCTTATCGTCTGAGAACGTCAAAATAAACTTCCCTGAGTTTGAAGCTCCTGTAAATTTCTCTACTAAACTTTGTTCTATTTGTCTTCTTTCTTCTTGTGTTGGAATTCCATTTGCGAAACTAACGAAATAAGAACCTGCAAAACCGTTCTCTATATTATTTAAGTGAAACTCAGCTACTTTTTGGTCAACTAAAGCCCAATTACAACCCGCTATGTAATCAGGAGTGTGATATACGTCCATATTAGGACTGTAAGAACCTGAATAGATTAACTGACTACCTGAAGTTCTGTCATTCACATTAAAAGCTGCTACAGGGTAAGGTTTATTAGTCCTAGTGTTAGCCCAATCAGCACTTATAAAGTAAGTATCAATTTGCCCTAGTTCGTTTGGTCTTCCTGCTCTTACTCTCTCAACAGGCACGTGATACAACTCTACAATTTCTGTTCTTTCTCTATTCCAAACAACGTGTATAGCGTATGCTCCTTGAAGTTTAAAATCAAAAGCAACTTTCTTAATTACTTGGTGTAAACTTTCATTTGAATTTGCGTGTCTTAAAAACTTCTTTAATTTAACATAAGTTTCTAAATTAATAGCATCTTCTTCTTCAGCTACTAAGTCTTCTCCTGCTATCATTTCAGCTGTCTGATTAACAATTGCAGCGTGTGTTGAACTGTTGTAATAAAGGTCTATAAGAAACTGAGGATATAAGTTCTTCCAATCTTCCGTTCCGTATTCTATGTAATCACGACCTCTTACTTCCTGTACTACAGGAGCTGTTGATGTTTCTAAGTTTATACTAAGTATGTTTTCCATTTTATATGTTTGATAAATAAGTATTTACATTAGCTGTAAGTGCTGAGCTTTCTGTATCATATATTTGTATTTCGCTAATAGTTCCGTCATAAGGATTAAGGTCTGTTCTTCTAACCCCTATACTGTCTATGTTAGCAGTTCCTGATAGTGTAGGTGTCGCTGTAGTTTGTTCTGCTCCATTCCAAAAGAGAGTTAATACATTACTTGCGTTTCTTGTTACAACCATATAGCCATTACCCCAAGTTTCACTGTCTAATTCTAAATCAGCTGCTGCTGCATTATCAATTTTAAGTCTTAATACAGTAGTAGAAAATATTTTAAAAAGTTCACCTACCTCTGTATTATCACCGATTATGATACCACCTGTTGCTGCTATGTTTAACTTTATTCCGATAGTAAAAGCACCACTTAAAGTAATGTCACTAGCCGAACCTAAATTATGAGTATCAGCAGGTGTAAACTCTATATTTCCTGAGTTATAAGCAGGTTGTTCACTAGCTGTAGCCTGAACCATATCAAAACTATTAGAAGAACTATCAGCCCAAGCAGAAACATCAGAACCATTTAACGTAATTCCTGTATTGAATTTGTACCACGCTTCTAAACCTGTTTCATCAGAAGGCTGCCAACCACCTAGCGTATTAGTGCTTACTAAACTTAATGCTTGTTTAAGTGCTAACATTATATAACTTGATCGTAGTAACAGATAGCTAAACCACTAGTCAAAGTGATAGCTGTGCATTGAAGAAATAAAGTCGTTCCCGCAGGTATAGTCGTATGTAGACTTGCTGCTGCTGAACCTGTTCCTGTTTGAATATTAGATGCAGCTATTGAAGCTATTACACTTTCAGTAACAAAGTGAATTGCATAATAGTCTTTACCTGTCATTGCTGTAGTTGTTATAACATCACATCTATGCTTTCCTAGTTGTTCAGTTAATAATTGTTGTACGTTTTCTATTGCCATTTTTTTTTATTTTATTGTCCGTAATATATGTAATTCGTTTCTGTCGGTGCTTGTCTTTGTGTGTATTGAACTTGCTGCGTTCCG